CAGCCGGCGGCCGGCGTTCGCGTCAACGGCATCCAGTACGATCTGAGCACGGCGGCGCAACGCAACACCTGGCGCACCGACAATCTGGATCGTATTCTCTACGGTGCCGCAACAACGAATTCGGCCACCGACCACGCGACCTCGCTGGCCAACGTCGACGCCACCGCCGACAAGTTCACTGCATCCAACCTGGCGCTGCTCAAGCGTGTTGCGATGGGCGCTAACCCCCACATCAGGCCCTACAAAACCCGCTCGGGTTACGAATATTTTGTTGCGTTCGCGGGACTAAACACGTTCCGGGATCTCAAGGTTGATTTGCAAACAGTGAACAAGGATGCGCGATCGCGTGAGGGTCGCGAAATCAACGGTGCTCCCGATAATCCTCTGTTCCAAGACGGCGACCAGATCTACGACGGAGTGATCGTCCGCCTGGTGCCGGAAATTAGCAATTTCGTCACCAACGTGTGGACCTCGCTCAAGACGGCGGGCAACGGCACGACGCGCGTCGAGCCGGTGTTCCTGTGCGGCCAGCAGGCGGTGGCGATCGCCTACGGGCAAATGGCCAAGCCCACCTTCCGGAAGGAAGATGACTACGGCTTTATCACCGGCACAGGAATCGAAGCCGCCTACGGCGTCGGCAAGATCTTCAAGAAGCATCCCAAGGCTGGAACGAAGTTGGTGCAATGGGGTGTCGCAACCGGGTTCTTCAACTCGGCCACCGATTAAGCGGATAGAGAGAAAGGAACAGAACCATGGTTGCTAACCTGATGACCAACACGCCGGCCCGCGATCCGTTCAACAACGGAGTTGTGGCAATCGTCGGCCGTCATACCTTGACTGCTGCGGACACACCGGCGTCGACTAAGATCGGCACGATTCCGGCGGGTGCAATGATCCTAAGCATTGCCTCGCGGGTGGTGACGGCGGTGGCCGGCGGCACGCCGGTTCTCGGCGTCAGCTATGTGGCGGCGGGCGGTACTGCACCGGCGGTCGGCACGTCTGGCAATCTGCAGAACGTGCTGGCAGAAGCGGCCGGCAGCGAGAACGTGTTTCCGCTGGCGGCGGCGGTGCTGCCGCCAACGACCGACATCGACATCTATATTGGAACAACGGGCGCCGCGACCTCGGGCGATGTCATCGTCGCGGTGCTGTACGTCAAGCCGCTATCATAATGGCCAAGCTCACCTGGCTTGGAAGCACCGAAGGTTATCGGGAGGGGGAAACCCCTCTCGATAGCTGTACGTGGAACGGCGTCTTGTTCACTTGCGGCGACAAAGTCGAGGTGACTGATGAAACCATGATCAGGAAGGCGCGGGGAAATCGGTTTTTCAAGGTGGACGACGGGCCGGCTAAAAAACCCGCCGAGGCCGTGCAATCTCTGCCTATCGGCCTGATCAGGCCGGAAACGTGGACCAACACGCCACCGGCGCCGTTTCCTGATTTCCCGCCGGAGCAGGTTGAACCCAAGCGACGGCGCGGGCGCCCGCCGCGCATAAGGGATAACGGCAATGGCGATCAGTAACTACGGCGAGCTAAAGAGCAAACTGTCGCGCTATCTGTTCAATCAGCGGTTCCTTGCGGATTATGACGACTACACCACCATGTTCGAGGCCGATGCTAATTCGCGGTTGCGGGTGCTGCCGATGGAAACGTCGGTACTTCTCACCACCACCAGCGGCGACGTGGCATTGCCGACCGATTACATCACCTGGCGCACGGTGCGGCCAACCGTTCCGACGGTCACAACCCCGACCACGGTGCCGCCCTACGACGAACTCGACTACGTGCATCCGGCCTATCTGCCGCCGGTGGGCCGCGGCTATGATCGGCTGTTCACCATTGAGGGCAATACGTTCAAGGTGCGTCCGGTGGACGATCGTGCGGACGCCTATGAATTCCACTACTATCAGAAAATTCCCACGCTGGTCAGCAGCAACAGCAACACCAATTGGCTGCTGACCGAATATCCCAACGCCTATCTGTTCGGGTTGATGACCGAGGCCGCCGGCCATGGCCGCAATGGAGAAATGGCGCAACTCTACAAGGCCCGGCGCGATGAAGTGTTTCAGGAAATCATCCAGCGTTATGCCCTGACCACCGGCGCCACCAGCCAGATGGTGCGAACGGCGGAGTATTATTGATGATGATCTTCGACCGCGACGGCAATGAACTCGCCGACATTCCGCTGTCGGAGCGCAATCAGGCCGTGCTCGATCATGACGGGGAAATCGTGATCATCTATCACACCCCGCAAATGCTGCGCTCTACCCTGGGCGAGCGTAACGGCACGTTCACGCTGCGCAAGACTGGTGATCATATCGTTGCCGCTGATGTCGTGAGCCTGCGGGCGTATGCCGATCTGCAACGCGCCATCAAAGTTGCGCGGGAGACAAACTGATGCCCGCGAAAAAGGTACCGGTAGAGTTCGGCGAGTGGCGGCCCGATGTGGCGCTACTGGATACCAAGTTCGCGAGCGAAGTGGAGAATGTCTTTGCCGGCGTGAATTCGTACCTGCCATTTCCGAGCTTGCTGCCGTTTGCGCCGACGGCATTGCCCGATGCCTGCGGGCTATACTCCGCGCGCACGTTGTCCGGCGAATGGAAAATCTACGGCGGCACGCCAACCAAGCTTTGGACATGGAGCCTCGCCGGCTGGGTGGACATCAGCCGCACGACCGGCGGTGATTATCACGTCCAGGAGGGCGACCTGTGGATGTTCGAGCAATCCGGCCAGAAGCTGGTTGCGGTTAACGTCAACGACGACGTGCAGGTAATCGACATTGATAGCGGCACCCATTTCGCCGCGCTCGCCGGCTCACCGCCGCGCGCCACCAACGTCAAGCAGATCGGCGACTTTCTGTTTCTGTCCGGGCTAGCAACCGGCGGCGGCTACACGAATCGCACCATTCAGTGGTCCGCGATTAATGACATCACGGGATGGATCGTCGGGACTAATCTAAGCGACATGCAGGAGTTTGGCGACGGTGGCCCGGTGCAAGGCGTCGCGGGCGGCGAGATCGGCTACATCCTGCAGGATCGCGCCATCAGGACGATGCAATTCCTGCCGGGCGATACCACGTTCATTTTTAGTTTTTCGCGCGTGCTGGACGATCGCGGCTGCATATCGAAATACGGCTTCGATAGCATCGCCAATGTGCTGTATTTTATTTCAGAAGATGGTTTCTACTCCATGACCGGCCAACAAGTGATGCCGATCGGCGCCGACAAGGTCAACGAATGGTTCCTGGCGAATTCCGATGTTGAACGGCGCAACGTCGTGCATTGCATCGCGGGTGTTAACAAGCCCCGAATCGTGTGGGCCTATCACACCAACACGGCGGCCCCGATGTATGACAAGCAAATCATCTTTGATTGGAGCAATGCACGTTGGTCGAAGTCTTCCATTTCTGCCCATGTATGGGCCTTGCTAGGATCTGGAACGCCTAATCTGGACTTGGACACTGAGGGGCCAGAACCCGGTGATTTTCTTCTGGATAGTACCGCAAAATCGCTCGATAGTTTCGCCTATGTCGGGGGTCGGCCGCTGATTGGCGCCATCAACCAAGACGGTTTTCTATCCGCGCTGAACGGCCCCAACCTGCCGGCCACAATGGAAACTGCCGAGGTGCATCTATCGCCCGGGATGCGCTCATTCGTCAGTGACGCTTATCCGTTGGACGATACCCGTGCCGATGACACCGGCACGGTGGCCGCCGGCACCCGCGAGCGGCTGCAGGATGCCTATGTGTGGGAACCGCCGGTGATGATCGAGATCACCGGCTCGGCGGCACTCTATTCCTCGTCACGGCTGATGCGCTTCCGTCGTTTCATCCCGGCGGCCAAGGTGTGGACGCATGCGCAGGGCGTGCAGATCGAGGCGCAGCAGGACGGCATCGTGGCATAGGGGCGCCAGATGGTAGACGCCGCGCCCGCACCATTCCGAATAGCATTTGACAGCGCCCGCGATCCCTACACCGCGCGCAATGCGCTCGGCATTACCGGCACCGGGGCTACAGGGCCAGCAGGGCCGGCAGGACCAACCGGGGCCACCGGACCGACCGGAGCGACTGGGGCAACCGGGGCAACCGGGGCAACCGGGCCGGCCGGCGCAGACGGTACAGTTGCCTGCGGGCGGCTGGCTTATGTCAGTACAACTGCGTTGTCTTTCAAACCGTACAACGGCGACCGCGTCAAAATCGGTGGATCTGTATTTGCCATTCCAGCAGCCGGCATCGCCGGGCTAACTAATTCCGGTCTTTCGGCATCCACGCTGTATTATGTCTATGCGTTCAACAGTAGCGGGACAATCACGGGCGAGTTGTCAACGACCACACACGCGACCAGTAGCACGGCCGGCAACATCGGAACGGAAATCAAGAGCGGTGACAACAGTCGCACCTTGATCGGGATGATCCGCACCAATGCCAGCACGCAGTTTGTCGATAGCGCGGCGCAGCGTTTTGTTCGTTCATGGTTTAACGATTGGGGCATGACGGTTGGTCCCGGGACTTTTCCGTCAGACATCACGACAACGGCTGCTGCAACTTGGCACGAACTATCAACACCGCAACGCACAGAATTTCTAACATGGGCCGGGGAACAGATCGCGTATGCAGCGACTGGGACATGGAACCCCAATTCGGGCGGGGGCGTCGCGGCAACGATATCCGTTGGTATTGATGCTGTAAGCCCGTTGAGTGGCGGACGCACATATCCCAGTTGCGGTACTGCAAACTTTAATATGCCGGTTGCTTGTAGTGGCGTAGTGACCACACCTAGCGAGGGATATCATTGGGCCAACATGATTGCTTATATCAGCGGAAGTTTTAACGCCATTTTTAGGGGAGTTGGCGATCCGGGCGGGTGCGCGCATTCTGAAGTGATTGTGAGAAAATGATATGGCCAAGAACCTTGGGCCAACCTTCGGCGATGAGGTTTTAGCGGCGGGAGTTGTCGGTATCACCTGGGCCGATACCGACGAAACCATCACCGGTCGCGAGCGTCTGACGCCGGAACAGAACACGACGCTAGATGGCGTCATTGCCGCGCACGATCCGACCAAGAAACGCAAGAACATCGTCGACACATCAGACTTTGTGGCGCGCTGGACCAACGCGGAATATCTCGCCCTGTCCAAAGGACGCACCGCTGACAACGGGCACCTTGCCAAAACCTGGGACATCGTTTTTGCCGAACCGCAAGTCGATCTAAATACTCAGAAGGCCCAAAACCTCAAGACCACGCTTGTAGCGGACGGCATTCTGACCCAAACCCGCGCCAATGAAATCTTTGACACGCCTCCAAGTTGACAAGGAGCGATAGATGCCCGGTGAAGATTTTCAATCATGGTCGGTAACGGCTGGTAATAATTCCAACTCCGACACGCTGATCAATTGGGCCGAGGGCCAGCCGCGTGCCAGCGTGAACAATTCCGCGCGCTCGCTGATGGCGGCACAGGCCAAGCATCGCAATCTCAACAACGGTTCGATCACCACCGGCGGCAGCGCCAATGCGCAAACCTTCACCTCGGGGGTTGGCTACCTGGCACCGATCCCGACCGGGTTGCGGGTGATGCTGAAATTAGGCTTCACCAATACCGGCGCGGCCACGTTAGAAATGGACAGCACCGGCACAGCTCCGATCAAGACCGATATCGGAACAGATTTCCGCGGCGGTGAACTGGTTGCGGGCAGCTATGCCGAATTTTTGTATGACGGCACCAACTGGATTTTCCTGCACCCGTCTTTTGGGGGTGTTGCTCCGCAGAATGGCCAACTGACATGGGTCAGTTCCACGGCGCTGAAATTTTCCCCATGGAATGGAAACCAGATCAAGATTAACGGGTTGCTGTATTCCATCCCGGCGGCTGGGATAGTCGGGCTTGCCAATACATCGGTGTTCGTCAATGGCGTCGCGGCGCAAAATCTTGCGGCCAGCACGTTGTACTATGTTTATGCCTTCACCAATAGCGCAGTTGTCACGGCGGATTTTTCGACCACCACTCATGCCACCAGCGCGGCCTTGGGCAATGAAGGCGTGGAGATCAAGACCGCTGACGAGACCCGCACTTTGATCGGAATGATCTACACCAATGCGTCGTCGCAATTTCAGGATGACGCCACCGGCCGGTCGGTTCTTTCATGGTTCAATAGGGTTGGCAAGAATGTGCAGTTTTCAACAATTGGTGGAACCACCACTTCTGGCTCGCTTATCGGTGGGGGCGGCATCTTTCACATGCTGAACTGGGCGAACGAAGCGGTGTATTGCGATGTTCGAGGACAGATGACGTGCAATTCGCCGAATGCCGAAATTGTCGCATGGAGTGATGGCACTACAATTATAGGTGCGATTAACTTGCTCTATGAAAACCCCAGCACTGTTGCAACTCCTATCTCTGCTGGGGGATGGGCAAATCCGGCCGAAGGGCATCACGTCTACCAGTATGCGTTTTCGTCCTTTGGCGGCGGCGGCGGCGGTACAGTGAGCCTTTACAATCCATATTTAACAGGAATGACGCGGGGCTGATGCGTCTGATCCCGATCAGGATCGATGAGAAATCGTTACTCGATGCGGCGCCGTTTTGGGTGCCGTTCCTGCCGTCAATCGCGCGGCGCACCAAAGAAACCGTGCAGGAACTTGCCCGCAAGGTGATGTCCTATGAGGTGCGACTGACGCTGCTTGTGGATGATAGCGACAAGCCGGTGGCGCTGTTCGGCGTGCGTATGCACATGCGCGGCGATGACCTGATCGCCGAATGGATATGGATGACGGGACATCGATACAAAACCTGGGTGCATATGCTGCCTGAGTTTGAACAACTGCTGAAACTGGCCGGCGTGGTGGAATGCCGGCCGATTTGCCGACCGGGCTGGGCCAAAATTCTGAAACCCGCCGGCTACCGGCTCACGCATATGATGATGGAAAAGGTGCTCTGATGGGATCAAGCGGCAGCCAGCAGCCTGTAACGCAGCAGACCCAGCAAACCAAAGACCCATGGGGGCCGGCACAGCCGTATCTGCAACAAGCGATGGGATCGTCGCAGGGGCTGTTTAACGCTGACATCGGCTACCAGCCTTTTACAGGCCTGATGACGGCGCCAATCAATCCAGGGCTGCAGGGCCCCCTTAGTCAACTAGCCACCCTTTACAATCAAGCTCCGAATGGTACGGCCGGCGTCAATGCGGGGCGCACGCTCGGCACCAGCATGATCCAAAACCAGGGTTTGAGCCCTGAATTGCGCTCGCTCTATGAGCAGGCGCAGGGCGACCAAAATCCGTATCTGGAAGCTACCATCAGACAGCAAGTCAATGCGGCCAACGCCGCCGCATCGGCCGGCGGGCGTTATGGTTCTGGCGGGCATGATGCAGCGATTACGCAAGCCATGGCGCCAACATTGGCGCAAGATTATGCCCGTCGACAGGATCAGATGCAGAAGATTGCCGCTGGCGGTTTGGAGCGTGCCGGTCAATGGGCGCAACTCATGCCGACGCTGGACGAGGCGCGGCTGGCAGGGGCGCAGGGCCTAGCCAACATCGGGCAATTTTACCAAGAGCGCGATCAGAAGGCGATCGAGGATCAGATGAAAGTCTACAACGCGCAGCAAGCGCGGCCGTGGGAGCAGTTGGCCCGTTACAATGCAATCGTCGGCGGCGCTGGCGGACTTGGCGGCAGCATGTCCGGCACGTCGACCACCCCGATCAATCAGCCGTCGACCCTGCAGAGGTTGTTCGGCGGCGCGGCGGCGGGGGCCGGCCTTGGCGGCATGTTCGGTGGCCCGTTAGGGGCTGGTGCCGGTGCGCTCGGCGGCGGCCTGCTTGGGCTACTCTGATGCCGCTCGGCTCTTGGTACTCGCAACTGCCGCCTTTTGGCTGGTTCGATCCTCAGGACCGGCCGGGATCAAATGCGCTCGGCGTACCGGACAGCCAGCAGGGCATTGCGCTGCCGACGCGGCGCGGACTGGGCAAGTGGTTTCTGGTCACGCCGCCGGGCAGCAACCGGCCGTTTCCATTGCAGCAAACAGACACCGGGCCGGCGCCGTACACCGGGCGTGGCGTCGATGTCAGTGCGGCCGGCGCGCACCAGATGGGCTACACGCCAAAGAATTTTCCGACCGATGCCAATTTCAAGGTGGAGCCGATCGATACGACCGGCTTGGGCCTCGCCGCTGGCTACATGGGCGGCGTGCCCGGCCGGAACGATACCGCCGTGGCCGAAGGGCCAGCACAACAGGGGCGTAAGATGCCGACGAGCCTCATGGATATGTTCCAGTCGCGCGATCCCGCCGGGGAGCCGTCGAGTTTTGCCGATAATCTGCAAGCCCGATCCAATTCGCTGATCGGACTGGGACTCGGGCTACTGCAGCCGTCCAATCCGCTGCGCGGTCAATCCTCCTGGGGCAATGCCCTGGAGGGCTTCCAGGGCGGCGCGGCGCTCGATGCACGCACCGCGGCCGAAGCAGCGCGGCTGCGGCACCAGAAATCGCAGGACGCCCGCCAGGCCGCCATGGATCGCTTCAATATGGGATTGCGGGAACGGGAATTTGCCCAGAGCCAACTGACCCCATATCAGAAGATGGAGGCCGACATTGCGCGGGCCAAGGGCACGCCGCAGGAGCAACAGGTTACGGATTTTTACCGCAAGCAACTGGACGCTGGCCCGCCGGAAACGCGCGAGGTGTTCGATCCCACGCTTGGGCGCAATGTCGTGCAGGAGTGGGACAGCCGCAGCAAGCAATACAAGACAGCCACCATGGGCGGCGGCGCAACCGGAGCCGCCCCGGCCGATCCATTCACGACACCCGGCGCTGGCCGGGTTTATGGTCAGGGCGGCGACTACAGCAGTCGCTCGGCCCCGGCTGCAACGGGCGCGCAGGGGCAACCCGTGTTGCCAGCACGCAAGCCACTGACGGCGCATGAGCAGACCGCGATCGATACCGCCGACAATGCTTTGATGGCAAATCAGCAGGTGCTCGGCACCTTGAAAGATGCCAAGCGGCTATCGTCCAATGCGTTCTCGGGGCTTGCGCCATTGCAGCGGGCAGAGGTGGGCGCGCAAATTCCCGACTATCTCCCGGGCATGACCAGCAACCAGCGCGCGCAAGACACCTTGCTGCTGCACAACAAGGTCATCAGCCAGGCGGTTGATCAATTGAAAGCGACCTTCGGCGGCAACCCAAGCGAGGGCGAGCGCAAGATATTGCTCGACCTGGCCGGCTCGCTGAATTCGCCCGACAGTGTGCGCCAGAAGATTTACGACGACGCGATTGAGTATGCCCAAAAGCGCATCGAGAAGAACAAGCGGCAAGCCGAAGGCATCCGCGCCGGCACCTATTACACGCCCGGCGGTGGTGGCACCGGAAGCGGCTCGGCGTCTGGGGCGAGCGACCGCAAGACCATCGGCGGCAAGAACTACAGCAAAATCGGTGGCCAATGGTTTGAGGATTAGCCAATGCCGACACCCGTCACTGACCCCAATTTGCTATCGCAACTTGAGGGGGGTGGCGGACGTGCGGCTGGCGGTCGCCCGATTACCGATCCTGACCTGTTGGCGCAATTGGAGGGCGGCGCCGTTCCCGAAAAGCCGTTCCTTGAAAAACTCGGCAACTTCGCCCGCAATGTCTACAACAACCCGCCGCCGAGCATTGCCGCCGCGCGCGATGTCATTAAGGCCGCACCGGCGGCAGCGACCGAACTAACCTACGGCGCCGATCCGCAAGCGGCTGCGCAGGCCGCTGGCACCATTGCTCAAGCCGCGCAGATGGGGCTCGGCTTCCGTGGCCTCGGAGGCGAGGGCGTATTTGCCCGCCCGATCGCCAAGCCCGGCACCGTTGCCATGCCGCCCATGGGGCCGATCTTTGCGCGCGAGGCGGCATCGGGGGTGCCCACAGCCGCAGAGCAAGCCATCGCGGCGGCGGCCCGTGGCGGCTACACGCTGCCGGGTTACGTGACCACCGAAGGCACCGTGATCCCACAAGTAGCGTCGAGCCTCAAGAACGTGCCGTGGGGTGGCCAGCCGATCGTGCGCACCCACGACGAATTGCTGGCCAATATGGGCCGTTCGGCGGGCGAGATTGCCCCGGCGGCTGGAACCCCGGAAACGGCGGGTCAAGCCGCCAGGTCCGGTCTGGCGGGCTTCATCAAGACCGAAAGCCAGAAGCCCATCAGTGAGGCTTACAGAGCCGTCGACGAACTCATTAACCCCGATGTGCGGGTGCCATTGGACAACACCCGCGAAACGATCGGGCAGATCATGGCCGAGCGCACCCGGGCGCGCATCCCCGGTCAGAGCAAGGCAGTGCAGACGGTATTTGATGCGGTGCAAGACCCGCGCGGGATGGACTACGCCGGGACCAAGACATTGCGTTCGTTCCTGGGCGAGAAAACCCCGATGGAGTTGGCCTCGCAGGGGCTCGCCCCGACCGAGGTGAAGCGCATTTATGGAGCCATGACCAAAGATCTTGGTACCGTCGTGCGCGAGGCCGGCGGACCCGAAGCATTTACGGCTTGGAAAGAGGCCAATGCGCTCACCCGGCTGACCAAACTGCAGCAGCAGGCACTGGCCAAGGTGGTGGGTGACGAGGGCGATGCTGCGCCCGAAATGGTGTTCAACCGGCTGGTGACCTATGCCAACAGCAAAGCGGGCGCCGATCTCAACCGGCTGCGGTTGGCTAAAAAGGCGATGGGGCCGGAAGCCTGGAATGAAATCGGTTCGGCGCTGATCGCCCGACTAGGGCGAGCGCCGGACGAGAGTTTCAGCCCGCAGCGGTTTGTGACGGCGTTCGGCAACATGGCGCCGACCGCCCGCAACGAACTATTTTCGGGTCAGCAGCAAGCCGCCTTGGCGGACTTGTTCACGGTTTCAAAACATATACAGGACCGCATTACCCGGTTCGGCAATCCGAGCGGCACGGCGCGCGGCGGCATCATCGGCCAGGCCATTACTGGCGGCGCGCTGTGGTCCGAGCCGATCTCTACGCTCACGACCTTGGTGGGGGCTCGGCTGACCTCTGAGGCGCTGGCGCGGCCAGCGGTGGTGCGGGCGGCCACGCGGGTTGCCCGCGCCTCGCTGACCGGCAATCCAGTGGCCAAGGAACGGGCGCTGGCGGCGTTGCGAGCCGCGGTGCAGGCGGAAGGTTTGTTGCCCAAGCAGCCGCAACAGGATCAACGGCAATATGCCGGCCCACGCGGCCCATCGATGCCGTTCCGCCAAGGCGAGCAGATGGACAACCTGATGGCCAGTGTCAACGGCCCGCAGGGATATCCAGATTTCCGTTGGGTCAACCCGGCTGGCGTGGACGCCTTTCTGGCCTCTGGACCCATGAGCACGAACATCGAGGACCGCCGGGATGAACTCGGCGGCTTTGACGCCGCTGCCGCGCGAATGCGACGGCAAGGGAGGCGACCATGATCGGCACCATTATTTCAATCATCGTCACGTTGATAATCGTCGGTGTCATTTACTGGGCCATCACCCAGCTGCTGCCGATGATCCCGTTGCCGGA